ATTTCTACTGGCAATCTCGTAGAAGGATTAAAAGACGGAGATGTAGTATATTATGATAAACATGCAGGACATGATATATCATACAAAGAAAAACTACACCGTGTAATCCGATCAGGCGATGTTGTTCTAGTAGAATAAATAAACCTAGACCACAATCCAAAACCTTAAACCTAAGTTATCATTACAACCCGATGATAGCGAATTAAACTAATTATTAACTTAAAAAAATTTAAAAAAATGGGAAGAGTATTTTTTAATACAAGAAAAAACCTGCACAACTTAACTACTACTTATCAAGTACTAGCGAGTGACTCAGGAAAAGTATTTACAATTGATCAAGACGCTACTTTTGTTATTACTTTGCCATCTGATCAAGAAGGTCTTAACTATAAATTCATCGTTACAGACGCTGGTTCAGGAGAAGTGCACATTACTAGTGGTGCTTCAAATGGTATCAAAGGTTTCTCAATGGATCCTACAACCGGTGTCAATCTTATAGATAACGTTCTAGTAGAGATCGCTGCTAGTACAGCTGTTATTGGTGACTATGTTAATCTTGTGAATGATGGTACAACTTGGTGGGCTGAATCTATGAGTGCTGCTACTAACGGAATCCTTGGAGCTGACTCCTAAGATTTAACTTAACAAAAATATTATGCCACGCTATCTATTTGGGTAGCGTGGTAATAATAGATTAAACCTAAACCACAAACCCCCAAACCTTAAACTCAAAACAAACAAACAAATTATTAATCAAAAAAATTAAAGAAATTATGAATTATTTATATTTCACAGAGGCGGATCTAAGTTCTACCGCACAAACTGGGGAAGGAGCTATGTATCCTGCTAGTGCTTTTAAAGGATTAGATCCTATTGGAGACACGACTACTAGGATATCTTTTAAAGCTAGAAACAACACAGCTGTTGATGATGATATATTATTAGCACATACTACAGGAAAACACAAAGAAGTTGCTGAGTTAATAGCATCTGTTTTAGCACCAAGCCCTGTAACAAGAACTAAATTTATTGTGGTTGCAGACGAAGCTAATAGTGTTTACTTAGACAATGGTAACGGCGCTGGTTTAGCCGGCACAGTTGAAGTAACAACTATAGCTTAATTATTAATTTTAAAAAATAAAAAAAAATGGAAAGATATTTTTATTTCGGAGAAGATGACGTTTCAACTACAGGAGAGTCTTGCATGTTTGCCTTATCTTCGTTCTTAGGTATGACACCTGCTGGTGCTGCCTCAACTACTATGCACTTTGAAGCTAGAAACGGAACAGCTGTTGATGATGTTGTAACGGTAACTCATACTGGTACAACACCAAAAGTTTTTATGACAGAGGTTGTTAAATGGATGAAAGCTGATCAAAGAAACCCTTTTATAATAGTACATGATGGGGAAAGTGGTAGTTCAATTGGAAATTTACCTAATGGTAAAAAAATTACTAGTGTAGCGGTAGCAACTGTTGCTTAATTTTAACTTTAAAAAATAAATCAAAATGGAAACATACTTATATTTTGCAGAAAACTTAGGCGCTAATGCTGCTGGTGACTGTTGTGTTTACCCAGCATCTACCTTTACTGGTATAGATCCTGTTAGTGACACAACAACAAGAATATCATTTAAAGCTTTAGCTGGTACAGCTGCTGACGATGACATACTAGTTACTCACGTAACAGGTAAATTCAAATCAATTGCTCAAGCTCTAGCAAACGCTTTGTCAGATGATAATGGAGAACTAGTTATATTCATGGACGAAGATAATACTATTTATAGTAAAATGCTTCGTGACTTAGGATGTATTGACTCTAGTACAGCGCTTAATATCACTTTAGGCTAATAAGTGAGGCTAACCGCGCAAGATTTGCGTGAAATGAATATCCTTAAGTATTACAGGCTCACAAGAAAGTGGGTCTGTAAGACTTATGGGATTAAAGATGCAGATTTAGAATTATTAATTTATTTAGATTGTAAAGGAAGATTTACACGAAACGATTTTATCAACGGAGTATATACATATTCGTGGGATAAAGCAAGGTGGGAGAGATTACGAAGAGGTGGTTGGATAGAAACTTGGAGACATAGGAATAGAACTACTATAATGTATTCAGTTTTTAAGACATCTTTTAAATGCTCTCAAATGATAAGTAGGATATATAGGATTCTATTAGGTGAAGAGGACTTACCTACATCAGATAGAAGTATATTTTATAATAATAAATCATATACAGATAAAGTTTATAATAAAGCTATAGATGATATGATAAAAGATAAAGACAGGTAATGGGATTTAAACTAGGAACATCAACACCACTTATGGCTAGTCAAGGACAAATTGAGTCAAGACTATCTTTTAAACAGGAAGATTCGTCTGTTCCAGGTACACCCGTGCTTCGTAAAAACTTAGAAGGTGGAGTATTAGGTGAAGCTAATAATGATGGATCTATATTTATACATGAAAAAGTAAAACCTGGTAGTGAACAAGAACAACACGTTCTTATGCACGAAATGATACACATGACAGATATGAAAGTTGGTAAATTAGCTTATGATGATAATCATATTATGTGGAATGGGGAAATATATCCTAGAAAAAATGGAAAAATTGAATTTGAAGGTAAATGGATACCAGAAGGTAGTAAGGATTTTCCTTGGGAAAAAATGCCTTGGGAATAATTGAAATAAACAATATGGCATATAAACAATCACCGTTCCCAATGATAGACGGGACAAAAGGACATAATAAGTATAAAGAACGCCAACTTAAAAAAGCCGCGAGGTTGACAGCAAAAGCTGAAAAGAGAGAAGCAAGGACAGCTGAGGCCACTGCTACATTTACAGAGGCGGGTCCAAAGTGGGAAGGTGTAAAACCAATTTTCGGTACCGGTAAGCACGCAAGAAAGAGGGCAGAGAAAGCAGAAGCAAAAGCGGCGGCAGGTAGTAGAAAAGCTTGGAAGAGAGCAAAAAAGAACTTCTCTAGTGTACGACCTCTCTATTTTGATATGGATTAAATTTAAATCATGAATATATTAAGTAAAATATTTTCAAGTGGAGCTACAGAGCTCATAAAAGGAGTGGGTGGAGTTATAGATAACTTGCACACATCGAAAGAAGAAAAACTTGAAGCAGAACAAAAAGTTAAAGAACTCGTCTCTAGTTACGAAATAGAGATGGAAAAAAACATAACAGAGCGATGGAAAATGGATATGCAATCCGATTCATGGCTCAGTAAAAATATACGTCCGTTAGTATTAGTGTTCTTAGTTGTATCTACCGTGTTAATGATATTCATTGATGCCGGTACAATTAATTTTGTAGTTGAAGACAAATGGACGGATCTATTACAATTAGTATTAATAACAGTGATCGGTGCCTACTTCGGTGGTAGATCACTAGAAAAAGTAAAAAAATAAAATTATGGGAATAAATTCAACAGACGTAGCTTATCAATTTGGGCAACTAGGCTCTGTTTACACTACTGCCAGTAGCGACGCTATAAAACCACCAACAAATAAAGTGTTTGTCGCTATAACAATGTTAGCCGCTACTGTTTTTGATAGCGCTGGTGGTTTAGTAGCTGAACAAAGAGTTAATAATACTATTACTGGTTCTGTTACAAATAATGTTTATATAGGAACAGAAGCTGCTGCTAACGATCTTGCTGATGGTTCAGAAACTGTAGACGAAGGTTCTGGTGGTATAGTTGCTGACTCAGTTTCATTTCCATCTGGAGTTACAATATATGGTCGTTGGACTGAAATAGACGTGCTTTCTGGAGGTATAGTTGCTTATATAGGAGACTAATGCTCGGGCTCGGTAACACTCTAGGCGGGGGAATAGTGCCGGCGGCGACGGTGTCTAGTTTTACAAATACCTATTCATTAGATTTTGACGGAACTAACGATCACTTAGTTTCAGGAAGTAGTATTACTTTTGATACAGGTACTATAGCTTTTTGGCAAAAAACTCAGTTTACAGGAAGTGAAGAAGAAGGTGATGGTAATTTCATACCATTTCATTTATCTTCTGCATTCTATTTTTACATGTCTTGGAATGGTTCAATTACAAGATCGTACGTAGTACATCCTGCACCTGGATCTTTTTATGATAATGCAACTGATATTGCTGATCAAGCGTGGCATTTTATAGCGCTTACAATTGCTGGTGGTGGTAGTGGAGCAGAGAATACGAGTATAATTTATGTTGATGGTGCTGCAGTTGCAACATCAACACGAACAGCAACATATTCAACGCCAAGTGGCACAATAAAAGTTGGTGGTAACTTTTCTTCTAGTTATTTTATGGATGGAAACTTAGATGAAATAGGAATTTGGGATGGTGTTGCGCTAGATGCAGACGCTATAGCACAACTTTATAATAGTGGAGCGCCTATTGATTTAAAAACTGATTCAGGTAACTACGATAATAGCGGTGATTTAACATATTACTATAGAATGGGTGATGGTGATACGCATCCTACTATTACAGATAATCAAGGTAGTCTTGATTTAACCATGACAAACATGGCAAGTGGTGATATAGTAGAAGTAGTACCTTCTGCTTAAAATAAAATAACAATGGCATACGAAAATAGAAAATACGTAATAATAAATGCTTCAGAAGTCGGCACAGTTGACTTCTCACAAGTAAATGAAACATCGGCAAATACTCTAAGGTATTCATTAGATAATTCAAAAACATTTGTAAAATTCGATGGAGACACTCCAAGTTTTTTAGATGGTAAGACATCATATACTCATAGTCAGATACTTACTATTTTAGATGGAGAAGACTGGACTGAAGAAATAGAATAGTGTTAGGATTAGGAAATACCTTAAGTGGGGGAATAGTACCAGCGGCGGCGACGTCTAGTTTTGCAAATGAAAAGTCATTAGCGTTTGATGGTAGTAATGATTATATGGAAGCAGATGGCGGTACTAGTATGACACTTGATGAATGTAGTTATGCACTATGGATAAAGACAAATTCTAACGCATCTCAAATACCGTTCATGTTGCACAATACCTTTTATTTCTATTTAACATCTGTTGGTGCTCACGTATATCCCTTTGTCAAATGTCCTTTTGCCCAAAAACAGGGTACTATTGGTTTAACAGATGATGAGTGGCATTTTATTACTGTAACATTAGCAGGTGGAAGTGGAGTTGAAAGTACAGCTAAGATATATGTAGATGGAAGTTTAGATGTGTCAATTACCGCCACTGTTGCTTATACTGTCGTAACTAATCAAGATTTAAAACTTGCTAGATATGACAATGATGCAGGTAGTTATGCTGCAATATATATGAATGGTAATATGGATGAAGTAGCTATTTGGAAAGACACAGTGCTAGATGCAGACGCAGTAGCTGCATTATATAATAGTGGAACTCCTATTGATTTATCATCTGACTCTGGTAATTATGACAACAGTGGGGATTTAACTCATTGGTGGAGAATGGGTGACGGTGATACATTTCCTAGCATTGACGATAATGCGGGTAGTTATGATTTTACGATGACAAACATGGCAGAAGCAGATCTAGAAGATGAAGTACCATCTGCTTAAAAATAAAATAAATAAATAATTAACTTAAATTAAATAAAATGGCAAAAAGAAAAACACCGAAAGCGGAGAAGATCGTTGATCTTAAACCGAAAGCAGAAAAAATTAGTGAACAAGAATTAAACTCCCTACAAGCTACGATAAAAACTATAGATAAACTTACGGTTGATATTGGTAGAATGGAAATCCAAAAATATAGTTTAATGAAGGCTATGGAAAATATCCAACAAAATATTGAAACTATAAGACAAGGATTTAATAGTAAATATGGTACAGATAATATTAACATACAAGATGGCACTATAGGATATACAGAAGACAATGGCGAAATTAATAAGAAAGATTAGCGTAGGCAAAGATTATAAAAACGACGCCATGCACTATGCTGTTGGTCAAGAAGTATATGGTGGACATAAAATCTGTGATATAATAGAAGAAGAAAATAAATTCTCTGTCTATATTAGAAAAGATAAAGATGTTCTACCTTGGAAAGACTTTAATAAAAACATGGCGGTATCTGTAGAATATAATTTAGAGTATTAATGAAAAGTGTTTACAACTTTGTTGTAACACCAATAGGAGAAAGATATAATAATACTAAAGAAGTTGAAGGTGGTAATCTTATATTAAATACTGAGATTTACAACCATCAATTTGTAAATAGAATTGCTAAAGTTATATCTATACCTATAATTGGTGATACAGATATTAAACCAGGTGATGAAGTTATTATACATCACAATGTGTTCCGTAGATGGCATAACATAAAAGGTATTGAAAAGAATAGTAGAAGTTATTTTGACGAAAATACTTACTTTATAACCCAAGACCAAATATTTCTATATAAAAGAAATGGTGAGTGGAACGCCCCAAAGGGATTTTGTTTTGTAAAACCTTTAAAAGTAATAGACCAATTTAATATTGAATCTGAAAAACCTTTACAAGGTATCGTTAAATATTCGGATGGTACCGTTGAAGTTAACGATCTAGTTGGTTTTAGGCCAAGTAGTGAATATGAGTTCGTAATTGATGGCGAACGACTATATCGTGTTTTATCTAATTTTATAACTATCAAATATGAATATCAAGGAGACGAAGAAACGTATAATCCAAGCTGGGCACAAAGCTGTTGATGAACTCATTAAAGTTGCAAAAGAAGCTATCGTTGATAGCGGAGATGATATTACTGCAGACAGACTTAAAAATGCTGCCGCAACCAAAAAACTTGCCATATTTGATGCTTTTGAAATACTTAATAGAATTCAAGAAGAAGAAAATATACTCGAAGGTAAAGAATCTGAGCAGAAAGAAGTAGTGTTCAGAGGATTTGCAGAAGGAAGATCTAAATAATGTACGAGCAAAGTTTAGTTAAAATAATAGAACCTATAAAAAAGACTACTATTAGTAGACTTAATAAAGGTAAAAAATGGAAATATGGATACAATAAAGAGCATGATGTTATCGTTATATCAAAAACTGGTCAAATTGGCGAAATCTATGAAGTGCAAAATTTGCGAATTGCTTTGCCTAAAGTGCCAAGACAAGTGCATGACAACAAAAAAGGAAAATGGATAAAAGAAGAGTATCCTAAAGAATTAAGTAGGATAAAGAATATATTTGATTGGAGAAATTATCCAGATGAACAAAAGGATCAATGGTTCGATTATATAGACGAGGAGTTTAAAAGAAGGGATGAAGGGTTTTGGTTCATGAATCAAGGTAAACCAACCTATATGGTAGGTACACACTATATGTATTTACAATGGAGTAAAATTGATGTTGGTGCCCCAGACTTTAGAGAAGCAAATAGAATATTCTATATATTTTGGGAGGCATGTAAAGCTGATAAAAGGTGTTACGGTATCTGTTATTTAAAAAATAGACGATCTGGATTTTCTTTTATGTCATCAGCTGAAGCAGTTAACTTAGCTACACTAGCGACTGATAGTAGATATGGAGTACTTTCTAAAACAGGTGCAGATGCGAAGAAAATGTTTACTGACAAAGTTGTACCTATTAGTATAAATTACCCGTTCTTTTTTAAACCTATCCAAGATGGTATGGATCGACCAAAAACCGAATTAGCATATAGAGTACCGGCAAGTAAATTTACTAGAAGAAAAATTACATCTAATGAAAAATTAGAGGACATACAAGGATTAGATACAACTATCGATTGGAAAAATACTGGAGATAACAGTTATGATGGTGAAAAACTAAATCTTCTAGTACATGATGAAAGTGGTAAATGGGAGAGACCCGATAATATATTAAACAATTGGAGAGTTACAAAAACATGTTTACGATTAGGTAGTAGAATTATCGGTAAATGTATGATGGGCTCAACTTCAAACGCATTAGATAAAGGTGGAGACAATTTTAAGAAACTATATAACGCATCAGATGTCACCAAGAGAAATAGAAATGGCCAAACAAAGTCTGGTTTATATTCTCTGTTTATCCCAATGGAGTGGAACTACGAAGGATTTATTGACGAGCATGGAGTTCCAGTTTTTGATACACCAGACGTCGATGTGTTCGGTCCAGATAATGAACTAATAGATGTAGGTATTATAGAACATTGGCAAAATGAAGCTGATGGTTTAAAAGGTGATCATGATGCTTTAAATGAATTTTATAGACAATTTCCTAAAACTACTGAACACGCATTTAGAGATGAAGCGAAAGGAAGTATATTTAATCTTGTTAAGATATATGAACAGATAGATTATAATGAAGAAATGTCTAGAACTCTTGGTGTTACAAAAGGTAATTTCCAATGGGTTAACGGAGTAAAAGATACACAAGTCATATTTTACCCAGATCAACAAGGTAGATTTAAAGTCAGTTGGGTTCCAAAGACTGAGTTACAAAATAGAGTGGTACTTAAAAATGGTATAAAATATCCTGGTAATGAACACATGGGGGCGTTTGGTTGCGATTCTTATGATATATCAGGAACCGTAGATGGACAAGGTTCTAAAGGAGCATTACACGGCTTAACCAAGTTTAGTATGGAGGACGCTCCTGCGAATAGTTTCTTTTTAGAATACCTATCAAGACCACCTACGGCTGAAATGTTTTTTGAAGACGTTCTAATGGCGTTAGCGTTTTACGGAATGCCAATATTAGCAGAGAATAATAAACCAAGATTACTTTATTATCTTAGAAGAAGAGGTTATAGGGGTTTTAGTATGAATAGGCCGGATAAGATATGGAATAAATTATCTGTAGCAGAAAAAGAAGTTGGAGGAATTCCTAACTCCAGTGAGGATATAAAACAAGCTCACGCGGCAGCTATTGAAATGTATATTCAAGATCACGTGGGTATGAAACAAGATGGAACATTTGGTGATTTATATTTTAATGAACTATTAAATGATTGGACTAGATTTGATATAAATAAGCGTACAAAGTTTGACGCGTCTATTAGTTCAGGTTTAGCTATAATGGCAAATAACAGACATTTATACGCACCAAATGCAAAAATAGAAAAACCAAAACTAAATATAAATATTGCCAAGTACACGAACAAAGGTAGTATGTCTAAAATAATTAAAGAATAATATGAGGCAATTCCCAAGTCAAGTAGTTAGTGACGTAGAAAAAATAAGTTTTGAGTATGGATTAAAAATTGCTCAAGCTATAGAATCGGAATGGTTTGATAAAGACACCCAATCTAGTAGATATATTAGTAGTAGAAATAATTTTCGTAACTTAAGATTATATGCTAGAGGAGAACAATCAATTCAAAAATATAAAGATGAGTTATCAATAAACGGTGACTTATCTTATCTTAATCTAGATTGGAAACCAGTTCCAATTATATCCAAGTTTGTAGATATTGTAGTTAATGGTATTGCTGAAAGGATGTATGATATAAAAGCGTATTCACAAGATCCTTATGGAGTGAGTAAAAGAACGCAATATATGGACTCTATTATGGAGGACATGAGGACTAAAGATTTAAAATTATTTATTCAAGAAAATTTTGGATTAGATTTATTTAATACTAGCCCAACGTTGCTACCAGATTCACAAGAAGAATTAGATTTACACATGCAACTTAATTATAAGCAAGCGGTAGAAATAGCGGAAGAACAAGCTTTAAATGTTTTATTAGAGGGAAATAAATACGAACTTATTAAGAAGAGGTTTTATCACGACTTAACCGTGTTAGGTATAGGCGCTGTAAAAACCTCTTTTAATACTTCAGAAGGTGTTGTTATTGATTATGTTGATCCAGCTAATCTAGTTTATTCCCATACAGACTCTCCTTATTTTGAAGATATATATTATGTTGGCGAAGTAAAAGAAATACCGATAAATGAACTTATTAAACAGTTTCCACATGTTACAACAGAAGATTTAGAAGAAATAGTTAAAGGTAGTAGTAGGTATGCCGATAGATACGGTTTAAGTCACCGAAAAAACGATTCAGACGATAATACAGTTCCAGTGTTATATTATAATTATAAAACTTATATGAATGAAGTTTATAAATTAAAAGAACTTGCTAGTGGAGCGGAAAAAGCAATAGAGAAAGATGATTCTTTTAGTCCACCTGAAGAAATGGAATCTAATTTTACAAAAGAATCTAGAAAGATAGAGTGTTTATATGAGGGTGCTTTAGTTTTAGGAACTAAAAAATTACTTAAATGGGAAATGTCTAAAAATATGATGCGTCCTAAGAGTGATTTTACTAAAGTAAAAATGAATTATGCTATTTGCGCGCCTAGAATGTATGAGGGTAGAATAGAATCTCTTGTCGGTAGAATAACAGGTTTTGCCGATATGATTCAGTTAACACATTTAAAACTACAACAAGTTATGTCTAGAATGATGCCTGATGGCGTTTATTTAGATGCTGATGGGTTAGCTGAAATAGATTTAGGTAATGGTACAAATTACAATCCACAAGAAGCTTTGAACATGTTCTTCCAAACTGGTTCTGTTATTGGTAGAAGTTTTACTGGGGATGGTGATCAAAATCCAGGAAAAGTACCTATACAAGAAATAACAAGTGGTAGTGGTGGTAATAAACTACAAACTCTTATAGGTAATTATAATTATTACTTACAAATGATAAGAGATTGTACTGGATTAAATGAAGCTAGAGATGCGGCTAATCCAGATCCAAAAGCATTAGTAGGTGTTCAAAAAATGGCGGCAGCCAATTCTAATACAGCTACAAGACATATTTTACAAGCTGGATTATTTTTAACAACAGAAGTAGCAGAATGTTTATCTCTTAGAATATCTGATATAATAGAGTATTCTCCAACTAAAGAAGCTTTTATACAAAGCATAGGATCTCATAATGTAGCAACTTTAACTGAAATGAGCGAATTACATTTGTATGATTTTGGTATATTTATAGAGTTAACTCCAGATGATGAAGAAAAAGCTATGTTAGAGAATAATATACAAGTAGCCTTATCACAACAAAATATAGAGTTAGAAGATGCTATTGATCTTAGGGAAATTAAGAATGTTAAACTTGCCAATCAAGTGTTAAAGATTAGAAGAAGAAAGAAAATTGAACGAGATCAAAAAATTCAACAAGAGAATATGCAAGCTCAAGCACAGGCTAATATACAACAACAGCAAGCGTCGGCTGAGTTTGAGGTACAAAAACAACAATCTCTAGCTACTACACAGATTTCAATTGAACAAGCAAAATCCCAATTCGAAATAGAACAATTAATTCAAGAAGCTGAAATAAAGAAACAACTTATGGAACAAGAGTTCCAATACAATATGCAATTGAAAGGAACTGAGATAAACCAAAGATCTCAAGGAGAAAAAGAAAAAGAAGACCGTAAAGACCAAAGAACAAAAATACAAGCAACTCAACAAAGCGAGATGATTGACCAAAGACAAACTGGAAAACCACCTAAAGATTTTGAATCAGTAGGTAATGATGTACTAGGAGGTATTGATATGTCTGAATTTGGTCCTAGATAGAAAACAATTTATTAATTATATAATATTTTATTATGGCAAAAAAGAAAAAAGAAGAAGTAGTAGAAAAAACTACAAAAACTAACGAACCTAAAAGTGACGTTACAAAAGTAAAAGCAAAAATGAAGAAACCAACTGAAGTTGTTGGAGAAACAATAACTAAAGTTGATTTAAGTAAACCACCAAAAACAGATGAAGACACCGTTAAAGAAGATACAGAGCAAGGAACAACAGGAACTACTGAAGTGGAAACACCCGAAACTGTACAAGAAGTGGTTGAAGAAGTATCATCAGAACAAACCCCCGTTCAAGATGAAGACACACCCATCGTTGAGGAAATAACAGGTGAAACAGAACAAGTACAAGAGGTTGAAGAATTAGCAGAGCAAGTTACAGACGCTATAATTGAAACCCAAGAAACTGGAAAAGAATTACCAGAAAATATCCAAAAATTAATGGATTTTATGGATGAAACCGGTGGAGATTTAAATGATTATGTGAAGTTGAATCAAGATTATTCTAAGTTAGATAATCAAGATTTGTTACTTGAACACTACAAGCAAACAAGACCTCATTTAAATGCAGAAGAAATTAACTTCCTTATGGAAGATCAATTCTCTTACGACGAAGAAGTAGATGAGGAAAGAGATATAAAAAGAAAAAAATTAGCGTTAAAAGAGCAAGTTGCCGACGCTAAAACTCAATTGGAAGAGACCAAATCCAAATACTACGAAGATATCAAAGCTGGAAGTAAGTTAACTTCAGAGCAACAAGAGGCTGTTGAATTCTTCAACAAATATAACGAGGAATCAGAGAGAAATTATGAAACGAGTAAGAAACAATCTGAGGTCTTTATAAACAAAACAAACAATGTTTTTAACGACAAATTCAAAGGTTTTGAATACGAAGTTGGAGACAAAAAGTTTAGGTTTAATGTTAAAGATCCGGTTCAACTGAAAGAAACTCAAGGCGACATTAATAACTTTATCAAAAAGTTTTTGACTAAAGAAAATACAATGAAAGATGCTGCGGGTTATCATAAAGGACTTTTTACCGCTATGAATTCTGATGCTGTAGCTAATCATTTTTATGAACAAGGTAAAGCTGATGCTTTAAAAGACAGCATTGCTAAATCTAAAAATGTTAGTATGGATCCTAGACAAACTCACGTTGAAAATGTGAATACGAGTGGATTTAAAGCTAGAGTATTAGATGATGACGGTCCTGATTTTAAGTTTAAAATTAAACAAAAATAACAATTTAAAATTACAAAATTATGGCAATTACTGCAGGTAGTAATTTGAATAGTGTTCCAGCTTCACAGAAGCAAACATTAAATTCAAATTATATCGATTTTGCGACATCAGGGTCTTCGGACGGCTGGGCGCAACAATATTTACCAGATCTAATGGAGAAAGAAGCAGAGGTATTTGGTCCTAGGACTATATCTGGATTTCTTTCACAAGTTGGAGCTGAAGAATCTATGCAATCTGATCAAGTTGTTTGGTCAGAACAGTCAAGATTACACTTATCTTACACCGCTACTCTAGATGCTGATGGTGATACAAATGGTACACTCGCAATTCTAGCTGATATCGATGGAGATACAACAATGGGTTCTGCTTCTACAACAGCTAGATTACACGGTATTAGAGTTAATGACATGGTGTTAATCGCACAAGCTGGTGCTGTTGAAAAAGCATTGATCGTTGAAACTCCAGATTCAAATGTTGTTTCATTTGAACCTTATAATACAGCTGCTTCAGCTTTATCTGATGGTACGGTTACTGTATTAGTTATTGGTTCTGAGTATGGTAAAGGGATGTCTTATTCAGACGAAACTGGTACATACAAAACTGAATCAAGAGGTGCTAATACTCCAACGTTCAAATCATTTACTAACAAACCAATTATAATGAAAGATTACTACGAGATCTCTGGATCTGATACTGCTCAAATTGGTTGGGTTGAAGTAACTTCTGAAGAAGGTGGTTCTGGTTATTTATGGTACTTAAAAGCTGAAGGTGAAACTAGAGCACGTTTTACTGATCACTTAGAGATGGCTTTGTTGGAAGCTCAGAAAACACTTGCTGTATCGGCAATTGGTTTCGGTGCTGATGGCCAAACTAGAGGTACTGCTGATGCTGGTTTAAATGGCGCTGGTACTGAAGGTTTATTTGCAGCTATCGAAGATAGAGGTAATTTAACTTCTGGTATTACTGGTATTAACGCTGCAACTGATTTAGCTGAATTCGATGCTATCTTAGCTGAGTTTGATAACCAAGGTGCTATTGAAGAAAACATGATGTTCGTTAATAGAGCTACGTCTCTAGCTGTTGATGATATGTTAGCTTCAATGAATTCTTATGGTGCTGGTGGTACTTCTTACGGGGTATTCAACAACTCAGAAGATATGGCGCTTAATTTAGGTTTCTCTGGTTTCAGACGTGGATCTTACGATTTCTACAAATCTGACATGAGATATTTAAACGACAAAGCTACTAGAGGTGGTATTAATGCCGCTGCTACTAGTGCGGCTATCCGTGGAGTTATAGTTCCAGCTGGTACATCTACAGTTTATGATCAATCGTTAGGTAAGAATCTTAAACGTCCTTTCTTACACGTTCGCTATAGAGCTTCTTCAACTGACAACAGAAAAATGAAAACTTGGACTACTGGTTCTGTTGGAGCTGCTACGTCAGCGTTAGATGCGATGCAAATACATTACTTATCTGAGAGATGTTTAGTTACACAAGGTGCTAACAATTTCATGTTAATGAAATAAGCATTTATTACTTTAAAAGAACCGAGGTTTCGGCCTCGGTCCTTTTATTTTTATTAATTTTATTATATATTATATTATGGCAAAAAAACAAAAAACAAAAGTTGAGGTGGAAGAACCTCAAGTTCAAGAAGAAGTGGCAGTTGAAACTGCTCCGGTTGTAGAACAACCAAAAGTAAGAGAAAGAGTAAAACCAAAAAACGAATGGGAGATAAAAGATAGATTATATATCTTAAAAGGTGGTAAAAAACCATTATCAAGATCAATCAAATCTGCAAATATTTATTATTTTGATGAAGAAAAAGGTTATGAAAGAGAACTTAAATATTGTCAAAATCAAAAAACTTCCTTTGTAGATGAAATGAAAGGAGATCAAAGATTAGAACATATTATTTTTAGATCTGGAAATTTACTCGTAGAAAAAGAAAAGGTAACTTTACAAAAGTTATTAAGTTTATACCATCCTAATAGAGATAATATCTATGAAGAATATAAACCAGCAGCATTAGCAGCTGATGAAATAGATATATTAGAAATGCAAGTAGACGCATTAACGGCAGCAAGAAACGTAGATATTGATATGGCAGAAGCCATTATGCGTGTAGAAGTCGGTTCTAAGGTATCAGACTTGAGTTCTAAGGAACTTAGACGTGATTTACTAGTATTTGCTAAAAACAATCCTAAACTCTTCTTAGAGTTAGCGGATGATGAGAACGTGATGTTAAGAAACTTTGGTATTAGAGCTGTAGAGGTTGGAATATTAAGATTATCCACTGATCAAAGAAACTTTTTGTGGGGTAGTAATGGAAGAAAATTAATGGTTATACCATTTGATGAACATCCATACACTGCTTTAGCACATTGGTTCAAAACTGATGAAGGTATGGAAATCTATTCTAATATAGAAAAACGATTAAATTCGTAATCAACTTGTAGTAAGCGATCGCCCTACGGGGCGATTGTTATACTACGTAAAAACAATAGTATGCCACTTAAATTACCAAAAGAAAAATCAAAAGGGTTAGGAGATTCAATTGAAAAATTTACAACAATAACTGGAATAAAAAGTTTAGCGCAACTAACTACACAACTCACTGGTAAAAAAGATTGTGGTTGTAACAAAAGAAAAGAAGCATTAAATAAAATATTTCCGTATAAAAAATAAAGTATGATACTTATAGACACAGTATATCAAAGAGTTTTATCTATTGCTAATAAAGAGCAAAGAGGTTATATAACCCCATTAGAATTTAATTTATTAGCCAATCAAGCGTCGTTAGCTGTATTTGAACAGTATTTTTATAGTATAGATAAAAATGAAAGATTACCCGGGAACAGTAGACAGTATTCAGATATGGAACATATAATGAATGAGAAAATTGCGCCGTTTGAATTATCAGCGGCTAACAACTTAGGAACAACTGTTGGTGGTGGGCACGATCTTCCAGATGATTTATATATGTTGGGCCAAGTGATATATCAAGAGAATGATATTGACTACCAATGTGAAGAAATTACTTCGGATGAATTTTTGCGTATAAGAAACTCTCCGTTATTAGCACCTACAAACAGAAGACCTGTATATATAAAATTTTTAAGTACTACTTCTCCTGTTGGATATGGTATTAGAGTTTACGGTGATGGTGGGGCACCTTTAGCAACACCTATTTGGTGTAATTATATAAAACTTCCAAATAAAGTAGAGTGGGGCTATGATGTTATAAATGAGAAAGCTTTATATAATGCAACTCCTGGAAGAACTATAAATTTTGAACATCATCCATCAGAAGAAACAACGTTAGTATTAAAAATATTAGAATTAGCAGGAGTTATATTGCAAGATTCTGGCATAATCCAATACGCAGATCAAGAAGAACTCAAAAAAATCCAACAAGAAAAACAATAAATAAATGGCATTATTCACGGGTACTCAACAACAATATTATAGTGGAAATAAGAGATCTTTTACTCATGATGGTTCACAGATAATTTATACTATAGCGAACGATGAGGATACATTTCCTACAGGCACAACAAATACAGATATAAACGTATATTTTGATGGAG